TTTAAGTCTGGATTTTCAGTTCGTTGTTTCTTTTGTTTCTTTTTCTTTTTAGATCCTTTCCCACTAGTCTGATGTTGAGGTTCACTTAAGCCCAACATAGAGCGTCCTAATGGTGTATCAAGGAATAGTAATCTATCCTTGATTAGTGCACCGATTTTAGCAGAAGCTCTGGTAAAAGTATCAGAGCGTCGTTCTACAAAGACTTTGTCAGACAGAGGAAGCGCCATTGCCTTTAACAGCATTGGCCAGTTCCCACCATCGACTGTGTCGATGCGGATCGCTTCTTCATCCAATGATTTATATGCTTCTTCTATTTGTCTATGAATAGCAAGTAGAGGAACGCAATATAAATCATTATCAATTCTCTCTAATAAATCCAACTCTAGTTCTGATAATGTACTAAGAACAGCACGAGGAAGATCGCCAAAGGCGGTTCCATCTGCGTTCTTATGATTATAAGGATTAGAGTCCGCGAAAGTTTCTACAGCTACATTAGCAAGTACGTTTAACGATACTTCTTCTGTTAGCTCTAAATTTGGTAAACCGAGGTGCCTGACCAGGGAATTCAATGCTCCCGCAGCCGTTTCGGTTCCACGCATCACATTCATGATGTGTTCGCAATAATGAGACTCATCTTTCAGTCGAGCTCGAAATTTCGAGCTTAACGGTTTGATGAACTCATAGAAGGATTCTATTAGACCCGGTATCCCGTCGATTGGTATATATCCTCTATTCCTTAATTCACAGAATAGATTAATCAGGTAATAATATCTTTTACCTGAATTTTCTAGTGAACTAATTGGAAATGGTGATATTTCTTGACCTTGAAGCATATATCTTTTAGCAAATTCACAAAAACGATCGCTTTTGTGAGTCTTTGTCATATTGATACTTACTCCAATGTCTTCCATAACTTCAAAATACCTATCAGCCAATGCTTCATTACCAAAGACTATATCATCGCCTAGGATACAGTATTTAGCTGTATTCCAACGCATATGTAAGTCTCTACAGCAGCTATACACTATAAAGTGATGAGCTACTGCAAATGAAGCCCATGAGCCATAGGCTCCCATCGGATTTCCACAATTATAATATATAGAATCTTCTTTATATTTAAAAGGTAATCCAAC